CCCCTAAACTCGCCCGCGGCTGGCATCTCCCCGCTCCCGCCGCGCCCGCTCCGCCTCGCCGGCTGGCCCGCTCCATCCCGGCCCACCTGCAAATCGGTGTCACCCCCTCCCCCAAGAAACGGCATTGACCACAAACCGCTAAACTACAATGGGTTGCGACGATTCGCCGCGTCTAAATGATTTGTCCAGTCATCAAAAGCCCACGAAACAGGCGCAAACTCGTGTCGTTCTCCGTTCAGTGTGCCAATTCGTGCCGATGTTGGTCCGGAGTCGGGTCAAATCCCGTCGCCGTCCAGGCCGCGCAGCGCCTCCAGCTTGGCGGCAGCGTCGGCCCGCTCCGCTGGCGTCCTCGGCGGCAGCCACAGAAACCAGTCGTCCAGGGTGCGAGGTGCGTCGCCCATCCACAGCCGGTGGACGAGCCAGATGCAACGGAGGGCTGCGCCGCTCGGGTTACGGTAGCTCTTGCGCCAGCCGTCCACGGTGTCGCGCGACGTGCCGAGGATGACCGCCAGCAGCTCGGGAGGCACGCCAGCGGCTCGGAGGTCGCGGAGCATGGCGCGAGCCTGTCCTGGCCACGGCAGGCGGCCTAGCGCAGCCCTCATGGCCGTCAGTAGCTGCTGGCGCACACGACTGCGCGCCCACGTTCGCCGTCTTCGAGGTTTGCCGCGCAAAGCACTGTGTGGATACCATCCATTTTGGGAACCTGCAACCTTGTGAAATTTTTCACAATCTCGCCACAACCGGCTTGTGTTCCTGTCCTTGTGAAACTTTTCACAATCTCCAATCCCCGCTTCACCGCCGCCCGACATCCTACCCAATTATCAACAACTCTTCCCCATTGTTGATAACCTGGCCACGCCATTTCTGTCCCATCGCACAATTTATTTTCGCCATATTTCCTCAACCTTTACCGTTCACTATGCCCATACTGAAAAATACTTGTTGCAGCGCAAGCGACTTGTGTTATCGTGTCCGCAGTCGCAACGGCGAAGAGCTGGAGCGGCGAGAAAGAACCAGAAACATGAGAACAGAACTAATCACGCGAGTTGCGGCTCGAAACCCGAAGCGCTGCGACCAATGCGCGCCACTGGCGATCAACGGCGTGTTCTGCCACGAGACGGGGTGCCCGAACGAGCGCAAGACGTGGGACGCGGTGGATGGTGAGTGGGTGCGCTACGTGGAGTGTTTCGAGTGCGGGTGCGACGTGCGGGAAGGTGAAGTGTGCTGCGGAGGTGCCAAGTGAACCTCCCCCTTGCGCGGCTGCTGGTGGCGCTGCCCTTTGGCGGCCTGACCAGCGAAGACGTGCCTGCTATCCTCGCCCACGACCGGCTTCTGCCTGTCTTGGTGCGGTGCCAGACGTGCCGTTTCACCTGCCCGATCCAAGACCTTGAGCGGCTCGTGTCGCTGGTTGAGGCCGCTGGCGAGGAGGTGCGGGACGTGAGCGTGACCGTGGCGAGCCTGGACGAGGCGCGCGCGGTGGTGGAGGCGGAGGAAGGGCGGGCGGAGGTGGAGTTTGCGCGCCAGTGGTCGGCGCTGCGTGGTCGGCAGGAGGTGGTCCTGTGAACATCCCTACCGACTACCGGCCCGCGGGCGTGGGCGACTTCATTGGCGGCACTCGCGCCGTGGCAGCTATCGCTCTAGCGAAGGCCCGTCGCCTGAACCTGGCCGGCGCTGGCAACTATCGCCTCCTCCTTCATGGCGCTCCGGGCGTGGGCAAGAGCACGCTGGCCGGGCTGGTTGCGCTGACGCTGACGGGGCATCCGCTCGCTATTGAGCGGCTCAACGGCCAGTCCGTGACGGTGGACAAGGTGCGCGACTGGCGCGACCGGGCTGGGTATCGTCCGTTGTGGGGTGCGCGCCGGTGCATCATTGTCGAAGAGTGCGACGCGATGGGGCAGGCCGCGCTCAACGAGTGGCGGACGTTCAGCGACACGCTGCCCCCTGGCACCGACTACATCCTCACCACGAATCGCGCCTTGGCGGACCTTCAGCCACAGTTTCAGTCACGGGCGCAGCAATACGCTTGCCCGCCTGTGACTGGTGAGGAGGTGGCCGACTTCTTGGCGAAGCGGTTCGAGTTGCCGCCCGAGGTGGCCGCGACGATTGCCAGCGGGTGCGCTGGAGACGTGCGCGCGGCGCTCTGCGATGCGGAGTCATGGCTGGATTGCGCCGGGACGGAGGTGGGCCAATGAGTGCGCGCGCCATCTTCTACGCACAGAGCCGGGCGGCTCGCCTTGGGGAGCTTGGGACGCTGGCCTGCACGACGAGCCGCGAGCGGTTTCAATGGCTTCTGCTGGAGGTGTTCGACATTCGGCACCCGCGCGTTGGTGACGCCAAGCACGGGCTGGTGCGGCACTCCTTCGATTCGCTCAAGGAGGGGACGGCACGGCGGCGGATGAACGCTCGCCGCTACGGTTACGGGACGGACTACACGCTTGGAGGTGCCAAGTGAAAACCCTGCGCACACTCCTCTCTGAATCGCTCTGGTTCCTGAGTTTCCTGCTCGTTGGCGTGGCCGCGTGGCTAGGCCGATGGGCGGATCACGATGGAGGGATTGACCAATGAAGACCAAGCCCAAGTTGGTGCGCGAGTTTGGATTCGACGCGCGGGAGCCGTTCGCCCTGGTGGCGGAGGCAGTCATTGACCAAGAGCGAGTCGCGCGGGAGCGGCAGGCCAAGCGGGAGGCCGCGCTGGAGTCGGCGCGCTACCAGAACGATATGTTCTCGATAATGGACAGTTGAAGCCGGTCCCGTTCAGCGCGCCCGAGGGTAGCGTTGACCGGAGCTTGCCTCCCGCCCTGGATTGTCCGGGGTGAACGTAGATAGAAAAATTATGAGTGCAACGATGACCAGCGACGCCCGCGTTTATGTGGGCACGTATGCGAAATACAACAACGGCAACCTTGCCGGCGCTTGGCTCGACCTCGCCGACTACGCCGACCGCGAGGACTTCATCACGGCGGCGCGCGCGGTCCACGCCGACGAGGCCGACCCGGAGCTGATGTTTCAGGATTTCGAGGGCTTTCCGCGCGCCTGGTATGCGGAGAGCAGCGCGCCGCCGGCGATCCTCTGGGAATGGCTGGAGCTGGACGAGGCCGAGCGGCTCGCCTTCGGAGCCTACGCGGATTACATGGGCGGCTCGGTCACGGTGGACGACTTCCGCGAGGCGTGGCAGGGCCAGTGGGACAGGGGCGCGGATTTCGCCGAGCACATCGCCGAGGAATTCGGCGGCATGCCGAAGGATTTGCCGACTTGGCTGGTGATTGACTGGGAGGCGAGTTGGAACCGCAACCTCCGGCACGATTACTTTGAGGCCGACGACGCCGACGGCAGCAACCACATCTTCCGCAATACCTGATCCGCCTTGAGCCGGGCGCGGGTGCGCTGCGGCTCACGGCGGGGCAGAACGCCCAGCAGCCACTCGGGGCCACCGAGCAAACAGAAAGACAAAGACCATGACAACACAACACACACCCGGCCCGTGGTATGCGAGCAAGGGCGAGCAACCTCAGATCGCTTCCGAGAACGACAAGTCAGGCAGGACGCTCGCACTCGTTTACGACGTGCGAGACGAAGCCAAAGCCAACGCCGCGCTCATCGCTGCCGCGCCGGGCTTGCTCGCCGCGTGCGAGTGGGCGGAAAGTCTTTGTGAATCCTTTGGGAGCACACTAAGCAAAAATCAAGTCCTAGAATGGCAAAAGCTCCGCGCGGCCATCGCCAAGGCGGGAGGTGCCAAGTGAGCGCCTTCGCCAAACTACCCGACGACCGCCGGTTCACCCTCCGGCTCGCCCTGGAGGCTGCGGGGGCGGATTGCGCCGGCTACAATGACGGCTTCCAGCTCGCCATCAAGCGCGGGAAGTTCGGCGAGGTGAACGCGAAGGCGGGGGAGCTGGGCCTGGAGATGGTAGAGGGCAGCCTGAACTATTTCCCGCTTGGCAGCTCGACGGTGGGCGAGGAGTTCCGGCACTGGTGCCCGCCCTACACGGCGGCGAATGGATTCGGGCCTGGATTCTGGCTCTATGCCACCTATGCGCCGAAAGGGGGTGCCCAGTGAACGCGCGACAAGCGATTGAAAGCGGCGTTGTCTCGCGGCACCGCGACCACACCGGGACTTTCTACCAAGCTGACGGCCAAGGGGAACGGCGCTTCACCAGCCCGCTCGAAGCTCTAACCGCACACGACGAATGGCGGCGGAATAAAGATCGCCATGCGCAGTTGGTTTCCTTCCACCACGCGCGCGGTTGGCTGAACTGTGAGCACAAATCACTAGAGCGGCTAGAGGCAGAATATGCGGCACAGATCGGAGGTTGCCGATGAAACCCGCGACAACCAAAGCCCGCGCCCTGCTGGCCAAGCTGGAAGCCCTGGCCGAGCGGGGGATTGACGGGGAGCAGGCCGCAGCCCTGCGCAAGGTGGACAAGCTCCGCAAGCGTTACGACTTCGACGCGCCGGTCCAGCGGGAGAATGCGGACCTGTTCAGCGGGAGCTTTCAGCGTGGGACGGTGGCCGAAAGCCTGGGCCGAATCCCCGAGCATGACATCGCCGACGCCTGCAAATGGGCGATTGAGCGCGCAACTGGGATTCCCTGCCTGTTTCGGGGGGGTGAGCTACTGGCGGAGGCAAAGCCGGTGACGGCGGCGAAGCTCCGGGTTATTGCCGGGACGGTGGCGGACAGTTTCCGGGCGCTTTGGGCGCAGTTTGTCCAGGTGCCGGGCGTGAACGGGGCGGAACGGGCGTTGTTCGTCAGGGGTTTGTGGGATTCGATGATGGGCGACGTGAGGGCGGAGGGCCAGCCGTTGCCGGCCAGAGCCAAGGTGAAGCTCAAGCGGGGGCAGAAAGCTGGGGCGGGCGTGGCACTGCATCCCTACGCCGTGGCCGTAGGATTGGGCAGGAGCATCCGATTCTCTGTCCCCCTGCCCGACATAGCCAACCAACTTGATCGGGCCGTAGCGGGCACGCTAGGCGCGGGAAAGGCCAGCCAGTGAAACACCCCACCCACCAATTCGAGGCTGATTACGGGACGGAGCCGTTCGCGCTCGTGCCCGAGGTCGCCGTGGACCAGGACAAGCTGGACCGGGAGGCGGAGGAGCGGCGCAAGGCCCGCGCGGAAGCGGCCAAGCAACAGACGGGATTTTTTTGGTTGGAATGACGGTCAAAAACGAGAAAACTATGAGCACAACACTGGAAAAACTGAACGAAGCGGCGAACCGTGCCGGCCAGACCACGCAAGCCTTGCGGGACGCCAATGTCGGGACGGGGGCGGTCCTTGGTGACGCCGTGCTGGCCCTGATTGGGCGGGCGGCGGACCTGAAGCGCGACATTGCCAGGCTGGCCGAGGCGGTGCGGCAGGATGAAAGCGAGGGGGCCAAGTGAACACCCCAGCCGAGACCGTCAACGCCTACCTCAAACGCATCGGCTCGACCGGCGGAAAGTCGGGACGGGGCGAGAAAAAAACTCGCGGTGACAGCGCGCACTACGCGGAGATTGGCCGGCGGGGAGCCGCGGCGCGCAAGTTGGGGCGGACTGCCCCAAACCCCGCAACTCCACCAACGCCATGAAGATGCGGGACACTGGACGGCTGGCGAAACTGTGGCGGTTTCTTTACCGGCGCGAGCTTGCCGCATGGCGCACCCTTGTAATGCAGGACTCGGAACCGAGGCGGTGCCCGTGGTGGCGAAGACATGAGCGGTGGCGATCCCTGCGCGTGTCCGTGGAAGGCCAGCACGCCACTACACGACGCGCGCCTCTACCTCGATCCGGCTAAAGCAAACCGCTCCCCCAGTCGGGGGCACCACGGAGCCGCTGGCGTCCTTGCCCACGACGACCAGCTCGAAGTTGAGGAACCGACCCTGGGCAAACGTCGCCCACTCCGTAGCGGGTCCGCCGTCCCTGGTGAAGTCGTTGGCGTGCTGCTGGGCGTCCGCGGTGTCGAAGCAATCCACCGGCAAGTCATCCCCCGCCTGAATCCACACCACTTGGCAGGCGTTGCCATCCACGGTGAAGAACGGCTCGACACTGGCGGCAAAGTCGTTGTCGAAGGCGTAGCCGAACGCGAACGGATTGCCCGCCGGGTTGGGGTCGAGGGCTTTGTAGCTGGTGCCGAGACGGAGGCGGAAATCCGGGACCGTTTCGAGCTGGAACCCAGCCGAATTGTCCACGAGGAATCGTCGCACGACCTTCTCCCCGTCGAAGTAGCCCAGCGGGAACAGCCCGCGCATCAGGGAGAAGTAACCATCGAGCGCATACGCCCCCGTGAACGGCACATACACCCCGCCAATGCCAGTCGCGCCGTGGCCGGTGGCGGCATTGGTGCAGCGCTCGCGTGAGTAAGCCCCGCCGATTTCCTTGACACACAGGTCTTCCGTGCTGGCCCCGACGAAGAGCTGGCTGGTGTTGCACTCGTTGCAGAAGTCGTCGGGCACCGCGTTGCCAAGGAGCGCGCACATCCCGGCGAAGTCGCTCGTGCAATACTGGTCCAGCCATTCGTCGAGCGTCTGGCGCGTGTCGGGCCGGTAGTTGGCGAAGGCGGAGTAGCCGTGATCCACGTAGTCGGCGGTGTTCGACTGGTAGTTCGCCACGAAGGTCCGCGCGTTGGCGCACCCGTCGCCGGGCAGGGCGTAGCTCCACCAAATCTCAGCGTGGTCGGGATAGACTTCGCCCACTGGCCCATCGCAGCAGGCCGGGTCCAGATCGGTGAACATCAAACCGTTGGCCCGGTGCAGCCACTCGTCGCGGACGGGCGCGGGTTGGTAGGCGTTGAAGCGGTAGATGCCGTCCGACCCGAAGTAAAACAGGTTGTCGCCCGTGGAGACGAGCGTGTTTGGATAGGTCAGACACGCAGCTCGGTTGCGCGGCTCGGAGTAGAGCAGGGTGAACCCGTAGATGCCCGTGCCGCCGGCCACGTAGCAGCGCCAGATGCTCGTCTCGGTGAAGATGTAGAGGTTGCCGGCCAATTCCTTGGCGGCGATGACCTTCTCGCCGTAGGGCAAATCCTGGTAGCCGGAGATGTTGGAGGGAATCCCGGCAGCGTCCAGCGTGGCGGTCCACAGGAGCACCGAGTTGAGCGCGGACCACCGGACGCGAGAGGGGCAGCGCGCCCCATCCTCGACGGTATCCATGAGGAAGACCGTGCCGTTAAACGTGGCGGCGACGCCGGCCTGTGACAGCTTGATGATGTCGCGGAGGTCGGGCACCTGTTGCACCAGCGTCTCGCCACAGATGGACGGTTGCGCGCCCAGCCGGCAGTAAACCGGGGCGTCGAAGTCGTTGGTGAAGACGGCGTAGTTCCCGAGCGTGACCATTTGCCAGCGAGCCGCGCTCGTGGCAATGCCCCCGAAGATGCCGCCCTGCATGAGCGGCGTCCATGTGCCGAGGTTGGTGTTGAGCACGACCAACTGGTCCCGTTTGCCAGCGACGAGGCGGCGCGTGCCGTAGGCGTCGGTCGTCTCGCGCAAGAGGTAGGCTGGCTCGCGGAGGGGCGACGACGTGGAGCAGTCGCCTTGGTCGTGCCAGTCGGAGTTTGGCAGCGCGGCGTCGGCCATGAGGCGGCGATGGCCGGGCCGCCGGCAGAGCTTGCGGTCCTCCGTGACCATGAGGTTCAGCTTCATGCGGAAGCTGCCTGTAGGCACGTCGACAATCGCGCTGCGCGTGTCCAGCGCGGTCAGCAGCGGCTTGAGCGTGAGGGTTTTGAACGGGTCGGGCACGAGTGTTACCAGGTGATGCGGACCGCACCAGTCGAGCCGGGATGAGAATTGTTGCCAGTGTTTCCCGCCGACCCGGCACCAGCAGTCAGTCCGACTGAAGCCCCGCCGATGCCGTTCGTGCAGGGCGTGTCCGTGGCGTTGCCGCCCGCGTTTCCGTTGGTGCCGGTGCCACCGGAACCACCAGAGCCGGCGCTGCCGCCCGCAATGGGGGTGACGCTGCCACACCGCCCCGGCGTCCCGCCGCCACCCCCATTGGCTTGATAGTTGGTCGCGTCGAAGGCCAGCAAGGACGCGCTGCCAGCGGAACCGATTCCGATGCCGTTCTGCCCACCGCCGGAGCCGACCGTCAGGACCACTATGCCACCTGGAGTGACCGCGATGGTGCCAGCGCGCATCTCGCCACTGCCACCACCCGAAGCAACTTGCGGCGGCGTTGAGAACGCGGCGTTACCACCGCCGCCGCCGCCGCCACCCACCACGATCACGTCAATGGAAGTCACCCCCGCCGGCACCGTCCAGTTGTAATTCCCCGCCGAGGTGAAGCTAACCGATCCGTGTCCGCCTCCGCCGTTCGTCGTGGTGCTCGTGGTGCTGCCGCTCCCGCCGCAGCCCGTGTTGCAAACCAGGTCCACGAACTCGTCCGTCATCGAGCCGTCGTCGTTGTAGTGCCAGCGCACCCAGTCCTTCATCAGCACTGTTGCTTGGAAGTAGTTGCTGAACTGGTCGCAGACCGGAGCGTTCGGGTCGGGAATCAGTTGCTCGAATTGGGATGGGGTAGGTCTCGCCATAGGTCAAGCGTCGGAAGATGAGGATGAAGTCGAACCGCCCCCGCCCCCGTTGCAGGGCAGCGCGCAAATCTGGTCCTTCAAATCCTGCCCCATGCCGCCCGCATTGTTGGACCAACCGCTCACGAAGCGGAACATGACCGACGGGAAGTCCAGCAACGCTGCGCGCACCTCGGCGCAGGAAGGGTTGCAAGCCGCGCTCGTGCAGTTGTCTGGAACAACCGCGTAAAACTCAGACGGGAGCGGAATCGGCACTCCGGGACGTTACCGATAAAGGTTCAGGGTTGCAAGTGGAACAGGGCCGGGAGTTCCATCACTCAGGTTTTCCCCACCCTACCAGAACCGCGCCACCGCAAACCGTTCGCAATACGCCTCAAAGCTCATGGCCTGCTGCGCCAGCAGGAACGCCCGCTCGCACTCGACGACTGGCCGCACCTCGGCAATCCACTTGTGCGCCACGGCGATGTCGCCGGCCAGCCGATACTGCTTGGGCAGGTCCGCGATGAGCCGTTCCGCTGCCAACTGGGGCAGGCAGACCAGGGCCACCAGCATCTTGTTGAAGACCATCGCGCCCGTCGGGTTGCGATGATGGGCCACCTGCCGGAACTGGTGCCCCACGCGCACCGCCTTGGTGAACCGGCACTCGCCGCCACACAGCCACGAGCGCAAGGCTAGGTCGGGTTCGTCGCTCCCCCAGTAGCGCAACATCTTGAGTGCGCCCATCTGGAAGAACCAATCCCGCTGGACCATGTAGCAGGCACCCATCAATCCACCCACGGGAACGTCATCGCCTTGGTCCGGCTGCCACTTGCCTTCGAGCACCTGCCATGTCGCGGGTCGGTTCGGGTCGGGGCCGGTGAAGAGTATGTTCGATCCGTGGTAGTGCCCGTGGGGCTTGCTCATGTCCATGTCGCCCGGGGCCAGTCCGACACACTGGAAATTCCAGATGACGCGCTCGGAACGGCTGGCCGCCACGGCCAGAGCGGCGACATCCCAATTCGGCTCGAACCGGCAATGAGAATCCACTATCAAGAGCCAGTCACCCGACGCCCGGCACGCGGCCAGGTATCGGCCAGGGCCAACCCCGGCGCGCAGCGAGGTGCGGCAGTGGACGGTGCCAGACTGGGTCGGGAGCGGGGCAGGTGAAGCGTCATCCAGCACAACAATCTCCACGTCGCCGACAGCATTCTGGCGCGCGGACTCGACGGTGAGGCGGCACTCCTCGTTGTCGTTGTGCGACGTGATGAGCAGCGAGAGTGTCACATCGACTCCAGCGGACTCGGCACGCTACACGCCTCCGCGTGACAGTAGCCAATAGTGGTCTCAACATTGGAATGTCCAAGCGCTTCTTGGAGAGCCTTCACGTTCGCGCCCCGGTTCAGGCAGTGCGTCGCGTAGCCGTGCCGGAGGTGGTGCGGGGTGATGCACAAGCCCAGCGGGCGCGCGGCCTGCCGGACAGCGCGCTGCACGTTGCACTCCAGACAGCGCCAACGGACAGTCTCGCCCGTGCGCGGATGCCGGCAAGGCCGCGCCGCCGGAAACACCCACGCCCACTGCCACGAGAACGCCCAGGCCGGATACTTCTTCGACAGCAGCCCCGGCAGCGCCACGGGCAGGCCGTTGGCCTTGTCCATCTCCCAGACCGCGCGGGCGTGGGTGAGTTGGGCCTTGATTTCAGCGACCAGCGAGCACGGCAGCGCCACCACGCGGTCCTTGCCACCCTTGGCCCCGCGTATGATGAGCCGGGATTCGGACAGGAGCACGTCTTTGACCCGCAGGTTCAGCGGCTCCGACACCCGCAGGCCCATCCCGTAAAGCATCCGCACGATCAACCCGGTCGGGTAGCCGCCCACGTCCGGCACGGTGGGCAGTAGGGCGCGAACGTCTTCGACCGACGGGGCAGTGCGGACCATGACAGGCCGCTGCGCGCGGAGGGCGTCCACCTTGCCAAGTTCAACCTTCAGCACCTCGCGGTAGAAGAACAGCAGGGCGCAGAAGGCTTGGTTCTGCGTGGACGCTGAAACCTCCTGTTGCGCCAGTTGCGTGAGGAATGCCTCCATCTTATGTTCAGGCTTGCCCGTCTGGCATCGCTCCGAAACAAAGCGAGCGAAGCGGTCAATCCACCCACAGTAACTCTCCTCCGTGGCGCGGCTCAAGTGGCGCAGACGGATCACGTCGCGGGTCTTTTGAATGGCTTCGGTGGTGGTCATGTTATGCGACTGTTATGTGAAAAATAGCTTCACTTTGTTGCCGAATCACCGTTAGGGCGCAGAGCGGCGCGTTTAGCTGTTCGTGCGCGCACCATTGCCCGCGCCTGCGCTTTTGTGAGCTTACGCTTGCTCTTCTGTCCGCCTCGCCGACCGATTTCGGCGAGGTATTTTCGGGCTTCTGGATTCATGCTTCGAGGAAAGCGTTTATCATTTTGCGGAGATACGGCACGTTCAGGTCCAGTAGGCGGGCCAGCTTTTGCAGTCCGTCTTGCTTCGGCGCGAAGGCGTATCCGTTGACCCGCACGTATTCCATCCAGAGGCTGCGTCCCATCTCGAATTGTTCGTTGTTCGTTTTCATGGATACAGACTATCGTAAGCGGCTTACGTTGCAAGATATTTCTTCACTTATTTTCGAGCCTCGGAAACTGCGCCCTAACAATCGGATGCAGCGAACCGGGCCATCGCGCCTCACTTGCAATCCGAGCCTCCCGTGTGGCCCGGTCGCTGATCCGCACCGTTACACGGCAAACAGGTCGCCGCTGGTTTCATTACCCCATGTCGTCCATCCGTCACGCTTGCGCCGTGCGAACAGTTCCAGATATGGGCCGTCACTGAATTTTTCGATGATTGCATAGGATTGGTCAGGTTTCGCGGAGTGTTCGCCAACGCCAGCCTTGAACCACGTCGGTTGGCTTTTACTTTTCGGTTGCACCTTGCCGCGAGTGGCGAGCATCAGGTGTTCGGTTGAGCCACGCATCCAGTAGCCCATGCCGATTGCCGGGTTGCCGTCTTTCGTCACCTTTGCCCATGTGAGCAGGCTTCGATATTGGAAGCCCCACCGCGTCACGAGTTCGATGCCTTTGGCGAGCATCGGATTTACCACCCACAGCCAGAGCGTTGCATCCGGCGCAGCTATGTCGCCGATTGGCATTGCCGCTATGTCATCGAACTTCATTGTTGAGTAGTGGTTTTGCGGTGCGCCTCGCCAGCCAGTTCCCGCCACTTCTGTTTTTCTCGTCTCGAAGGTGTAAGTCCAAGGAGGATCAGCTACGACGGTTTTGAAATTGCCGTGTAACAAATCGTTGCAGGACGACACAGACCCGCTTCGCAGCACGGAGTCGCGGGCTTCGTCGGCAGGCTTGGATTGTTCGAGTGTCGTCATGGTTTCAACGGCGGGTCTGTGCGCCTGAACTCTCCGTTAGGCATCAAGGAACGCCGCCACGCGATTGAACTGCATCCGCTCGGTTGGCGTCCATTTGCGTTTGCCTTTGGTGAGTGACACGATGAGATCATTGAAGAACTGCTTGGCGTTCTTGCGGCGCACAGCCTCTTTGACTCGATGCTTGATTGAATCGTCGAGCATTCCGTCAGCCAGTTTTCGGATTTTCTGTTCAGTCAGTTGTGTTTTCATGTTGATGCCTAACAATGCGCTGGACACGAACCGCTACCCGCCCTCGGCTTCGGCCATGCGCTCTGGTTATTTGTTGGTTCATTTTGCTTTCTACGCTGGCCACCGGGTAGCGGTCGGGCAGCTTAATCGTTGGGCGGCACTAGCTCCATACGCCATCGGAGTGTTCCTGTTTCAGTGCGCTCAGGTTGCGGCGGATGTAGTCGCCCACATCGCTCGTATTGTCGTGCTGGATTTCCTTCCAGAGCCAGTGCAGATAGCTGGCTGGCACATCTTGCATCGGCTCGCCCTTGTGCTTGCCGAAGGGCATCGGGTCAGTGTCTTGCAGTTTTTTCATATTTGTTCCAGTTCGACCGTGCCGCCCAACCATGCGCTCCAGAGAACGGCGCATGAGCGTTTCAGTTGGCAGGCGGCGTCTCTGGTGCGCCGTCTCTGAGCTTATCGTTAGCACGCCGGAGTGCGCGCTGGGTTTTCGCGCGCGATTTCTGGGCCTTCCGCAGTCTCGCCGTGCGCTTGGCGATTTCGGCGGGGGAGTAGCTCTTAGGCACGCCGCGGGCAAACTTTCCAAGCGTGGAGGCGAGCCGTCTTTTCAAGCGGAGCGGAGAGACTTTTGTGGTCGGCACGCCCGAACCGTCGCCCACATAACCGAATGTGTCAATGGTAGAGATTGGTAGCCGCCGCGCTGGCTCACGCTCCCCGTTGCAGCCAGCGTCGCGCCTCTGCCACGTAGTCCTTCCGCCATCGCGGCACGATGGTCACTCGCCCGCGCGGGTGGCTCTGGCTGGTGATGTGGCGCTGCGACCGCTGAAGCGCCGTTGGCTTGCCGGGCTGGTTCTCCCCGCCCCCGCTGACGTGGTAAGCCCCGTTGTCCCAGCCGTAGAGAAAGCCGTATTCGCTGGGATCGCACTCCACCTTGCGACCTGGCGGGCACGCGGCCACGCGGTTGAAGAAGTGAGCATCCTCGCCGCTATCCATCCCGACCGGATAACCGCCAGCCTTGCGCCACGCGGCCTTGCGGAACAGGAATTGGTTCATGGCCTGCGCGTTGGTGCCAGTGACCGTCCATCTGGTGAGATCGAACCGGCCCGCCTGGCGCACCCACTCGCCGCCGTCCAAGTGCGCGACGAGCCACGCGACGTAGTGTGGTAGATAGATGTCGTCATCGTCCCACGTCAGGATGAATTCGCCCCGGCACTGCTCGATGGCGAGGTTGCGCGTCTCCCCTAGCGACGTGGGCCGGGGCGCGTGGTTGATGACGCGGACCAGCGGGTGAGGGATGATAAGCTGCTGGGACGCCAGCGTATTGAACACGACCAGCTCGCGGTCGGGGTAGTCTTGGCGGATGAAGGACTCGACCGCCTCGGCCAGCAGCGCGTTGCGTCCGTAGGTCAAACAGCAGCAGGAGACTTTCACATGGCCGCCAGCTTTTCGTTTCCGACCAGCGTCAGCCACCGCACCAAGTCTTCCGGGTAGTCAAAATCCCGACTCAGGCCGGGGCAATCCAAGTAGCCCAGCAGCGGCGTCGGATAGTTTGGGAATGGGTAGGGAGTGCCGTCTTCACTCTCGGCCGGCAACTTGTTCCACAACCTCAACATCCGCCACGCCCCCCCCGCCGTTAGCTGGTTGCGCTCCTGATTGAGGACGTGTCGCATGACGTTGATCCACGCCTCCATCTCGTCCGCCGCCACGTAGGATGCCAGCAGTTCGTAAAACCGCATATTGCCGAACCAGAGCGAGCGGTCAGCACACGCCGCCACGATGGCCGTCACGTCCTTGGACTCGAAGAAAACGTCGCCGTGGACAAATAGCGTGCTGCCGGTGCCCCCCCAGAGCGGCAGCGACGAGGCGAACTTGTCGGTGTTGAGATCGCCCGGAAGCGGGTCCACGGAGGGCACACCAGGGGCCGACAGGTCGCGGCTGATGACGGTGATGGGCACGCCGGGAACCGCCGCACGGAACTGGCGCACGGTGCGGTGCAGTAGCGGTTCACCCGTCAACGCGAGCATCTGCTTGGGCACGTTCAGGAAGTCGCCCCAGCGCGTGCCTTTGCCACCACAGAGAATGAGGATGCGCGAGATCACCGGATGATGAGGGCTGGGTTGATGAACACCTTGCCGCCGTTACGCCGGATGGCCTGATTGAAGGCGCAGTGCTCCACGTCGGCATCGTGGAACGTGCTCTTGCGCGAGTAGCGGCAGCCCTTCAGGAAGCTCACTTGATACACCCCAAGCCCGCCAAAGGCCGACTCCACCTCCAGCGGCGGCGCGTTGGCCGGGATGTGCTTCTTGTGGACGTGGATGAACTGCTCGATGGCCTCCTCCGGCGTCATGCCGGCGGGACGGTGCCAGACCTTTTGCCAGCAGTCGTAGGGGCACCACTCAGAGCGGAGCGCCCAGATGTCGTAGTATTTGCTGGAGATGTTCGCCGTCATCGCCGCCCATCCGTCGAGCGGATAATTGAAGCACGACTGGATGGACGCCTCGGGGATCGGCTCCTGACAAATGCCGTCCATGTCCAGCATCACCATGAAGTCCGCCGGCTCGCGCCACAGCTCGTCGAGCAGCGCGTTGCGGCACTCCGGCAACCGCTCAGTGCGCGTCCTGAATCGGCGGTCTAGGCCCGTGAGGCTGATGTGCCGGCGCGGGCGCGGGTCGCTCCGCTTCCAACTGGCGAGCATGGCGGCGGTGCGGTCCTTGGAATCGTTCTCCACCACGGCATAGCGCGCGGCTCCGAACAGCGCCCCGATGCGCGCGAAGTTGGCGAGCACGCCGGGGAGTTGCGGTTCCACGTCGCGGGCACAGCCGCAGACGAGCACGGAGAATTTTTTAAGGTCAACCAGCATAGGGGTGTTCTTTGAGCCACGACGTTACCGCAGAGAAGTAGGGCACCGGACTGAATTGTTTCACGCTGGCGAGATGTCCGGCCACGAGCTGCTCCGCCGCCGCCCAGTCCGTGTCCCGCACCCGCGCCACGGCTTGGGACCATTGGCCCGGTTCCAAATCTTGCAGGTCACACACGAAGCAGCCACACGCCGCACCTTCCATGAGCCGAGGCATGAACGGGACGGCGACGCCGTGATTGCCGCGCAGGCTGATGACGCCTTGGTAGCGGTTGAACGCCGCGATGGCTTCCAACGGGTCGCTCTTGGGGATGTTCAGGATGTCCACCAAGCTCTCGCGGACCAGCTCACGCAGGAACACCTGGCGCTGAATCCCGTGCCACGTCCCGAGGAAGCAGTAGCGTGCCTGCCGCTGCGCCCACGGCGTCGTGTTGGTGTAGCGGCTGAAGGCGAATGCCACGGCGGGCATGACCAGCAGCGGCGCACCCGTCTGGCGCAGTCGGAAGTTCTCCCCGTCCAAAGCGGGCGAATCGTTGAGGCCGACCAGATGCGTCATCACCCTCATGGATTGGTGTGCGCGCTTACGAAACGTGCCGTGCTGCGGCGGTTCGCAGAAGAGCATTTCCGTGGAGATGGCGACGCGGGGCTTGCGGATTTCGAGATGCCACGCGGAAACCTTCTCTGGCGTGTCGAACAGCCACGACAGTTGAGTGAGTCCACCGTGAAAGATGACCGCCTCGGCCCGCTGGCAGACCGCCAGCACCTCGGAAAAGTTGCTCTGATGGCTCAACACGGACACGGCCATGCCAGCCGCCACCAGTTCCGCGCCCACCCATTCAGCAATCGCCGCTGGCTCGTTCGGCGGATAGACGTAGGCAAACGGTTTTAGCGAAACATCCAAAGCGTGTGCAGTAGGTGAATCGGGTTCACCGGAACTCCGGCTTCTTGGTTCTCGACTGGTAAAGGTAAATCACGCGCGGCACCGCGCCCATCGTCTTGAGCAGCGGGAGCAACCGCTTGGAGTAGTCGTGGTCCTCGCCAAAGTTCGTCTCGGGAAACCGCACTTGCAACGCCATATCGCGTCGCACCGCGTTCAGGTGGTTGGGCATCCGAAGATAGACTCCGTTCTTCTCGCACCATGCTTTGCATTCGATTGTGTGATGGAAATCCTTGGGTTTGCCGCCGTCGGTCGTGATGATTCCTCGCAGCTCGGCGCAGTCGGGGTTGTTCTCCAACGCCGCCAGCACATCCCTGATGTAGTTCGTGCTCACCAGATCGTCGTCATCCACAAAGGCCACGTAGTCGCCCCGCGAGCGGTCCAGCAGGGCGTTGCGCTTGGCCCCGATGGCCACCGGGCGCGGGCGGTCATCCAGCAGCAGCTCGACGGGCTTCCCGTGGATTTGCCGGTCGAGCACGGAGCGCAGCCGGCGCAGGAAGTGCGCTCGTTCGGGCACCGTGGGCACCAAGATGCTGAGTCGGAACACGCTCATGTCCACGCCCTCGGATAGTTGGCCGCGCGCCGCGCGTGGTAAGTGTCACGGTCAGGTCCGTTCATGGCTTCGTTTCTGAGGTGCAGCGAGTCTGGCTTGTGCGCGCCAATCCAATCATGCCGGATGATGCACCGGGCCAGCTTCTCACTCTGTCCGTCCCGCTCGGTCACGTCTTGAAACTCCTGGTCGCAGAAGAGGCTTTTGTAAGCCGGATGGTATAGGTAGCCCCAGTCGTCCACGAGCTTGCGCCCCATGATGGGCAGCGTGTTCAGCCCGTTCCGGTTGAACCCATCCTCGAAGTGCAGGACGCCATCCAGCCCCGGCCATACACGGCGCATCGTCTGGCAGATCACGTCATCATAACCGCGCACCACGGGCACCATGTCATCACTGGCCAGCACGAGCACGTCGTAGTCGCCCAGCTTGTCCAAGTCCGCGTTGATGGCCTGCACCTTCGTCTTGGAGTGTCCTACGTGCCAGTCGAGATTCTTCTGCCGGCTCAAGAACCCGTGCATGATGGGCGAGTTCATGAGCGAGTCATCCTCATCAATGGACACCACGAAGCGGACCTGGTTCCGGCCCGAGAGATGCGACCGCCACTGGCGCAGGGTTTCGCAGAACAGCTTGGGCCGGCCGCGCGTTGGGAATTTGACCAGCAGCCTCACGATGCCGTGGTGGTCGAGCTGGTGGAGGTGTCCGACGTGCTCGACGACGACGACGAACTGGTCGAGCCGTCTTCAGCGGTCCCCACGCACGGTTGATGGATGATGAAGTCCCAGTTCATTGGAGGTTAATTGACGATCAACCCGGCGTCTCGCAGGGCGTGTTGATGAGGTAGTCGAAGCGCATTGAATCAAGCACTGGTTACTGTCCAAATAGCGTTCACGTCAAACGATACAGTCAAGCTTGTGAAGAGTCCAGCAGGGCATTCCCTTTCCTCACCAGGATAAGGGTCAGGACCAGCGCCATCAGCAACATACCCATCATTAGTTTCAAGTTGCCATGCCGAGTCACCTCCAACAGGAACAAGAGGGTTGCCACTTATTGTCCACTCAATATCTCCATGAGTTCCACCGCTGGAAGTTCCTTTCCAAATCCGGCAGGGATTGCCTTCGTCGGCAGTTGATCGAGACAGACTTATGGCAGCCGATCCGTAATACTCGATGAACAAAGCCTCGTAAATTCCACCCGTGATTTGGAGGCTGAGGTTGTTTGGGCAAGCATCATCGCAAGGAGAGCACTCCAGCGTCACTGTGAAGTCCACGTTGTCGTAACAGCTTCCACTGTCGCTCACCGCGTAGGACCGGTAGGTGTAGATTCCAGGATTGGCTAGGCACGGAGCGTAGTCAGGTCCGAACGACCCAGTAGCCACGCCGTCAATGAGCTGCGCGAACCCGGTCAGCACCCCGCCTGTCACCGATACCTGATCGGAGAGCGTCACCGTGTAGCACGGGCAGTCCGGTCCCGTCACAGTGGCATTCAAGTCAGAAGCCGTGATTTCCACCGCGCAAGGCAGGCAGTCCGCCGCCAAGCAGGCTTCTAAGGTTGGGTAAGAACCGCTGTGTCCTATAATAGCAACACAATTTCCAGACACGCAGTTGTAAGTAACCGGATCAGGCGGAGGTAAACAGGTAATCTGGCAAGAAGCATAGAACACGTAGCCATCCTCCATGTAGATGTTCAAGCGATAGTAGGAGCCAGAAGCCGGAACCCCCACTGATTCACCAAACAAGAACCAGTCCTGATCTGAGTCGCCGGCCTGGGCGAGATTGTCCGTGTAGGCGGTTTCAATCTGACCGACTGCGTTGTCAATGACCACCGGGTAAGAGTTGAATCCGCCTTGGATGATCTGCTTGGTGGCCCACGACCGGCCCGTGGTCCAGTTGCCAGAGCTATCGGTCTCGAACATCTCCACTCGTTTGATGACTGCGCCCGGCTTGAACCGGAAGTTCAGTTTCCAGTTGATGTCGGGACTTCCGTCCGAATGAAACACCCCCCACGCACCGGCGCGATCAGTAGTCGTGCAAAGCGTGGTCAGCTTCGGAGCGAATCCGTCGGGGCCAACGATGTCGGGGTCGTTGGCATCCCGGTAAGCCGACTGTGTGACCTGTGACGGGCACTCGCGGAGGAACGCCGCCGCCTTGACGCTACCAGCCGCGAGGTCGAACGAACCCACATACGCCAGGCTGGCGCGCGTCGGTTCGGTTCCGTCCGTGGTGTAGTAAATCGTCGCCCCCGCCGTCGCGCTGTTCAACACCACGCGGATGGGGTAGGTGACGATGGCCCCGGTGGGCGGGTAAAACACCACCTCGGCCACGTCCGGGCAGGTGGACTGGTTGTCCGTCGTGGTGGGTGTGCCGTCGGGCAACGCGGGGTGTGATCCGTCGGGGGATTCCGACGTGCCACCCGTGGGGCGGGTGAACTCCACGTAGGCCGTGCTCTGCCGCGCCAGGCTCGGCTCGCAGCCGCGCACCATCGTCTCCTGCCGGCATTCCCAGATCAGGTCGCGGATCGCTTCGTCGTAGTCGCGCCGGAAGGCGGCCCACGCCGCGTCGTCCCTATCGTAATCCTTGGCCTGACCGGCCGCCACGAAGTAGCGCACTGCCCGCTTCAGGGTGGGGTCATCCTCCAGCACGTCCCCGTCATCCCACTCGCGCTTGATGCCGTCCCACTCGACGATGATGGTTTCCGTGCTCTGAATCCACGGAGCCACGTAGATGCGACCCCGCTCGATGGCCCACACGCCCTTGCGCGCCCGGCCGCACCGGCTGTCCGTGCTGGACTGCGGGTAGTGCAACCCCATAGGAAGCGCCGCCGCGTTCAGCCAGCCAGCGTCCGTCGGGGTCGGAAAGCTCTTCTCACCACACATCGCCAGCGGGTAGCCGAACACGCTGCTCATGGCCGTCCCGCAACTTCCGCACCCGCTCGCCACGGCGGCGACATACTTCTCCATGTCGCACTTGCGCACCTGCTGGTAGTCAATCCGGCTACACCAATCCAATGGTGCGGCGGCATCCTCGCGTCCCGTGGTGGGGTTGATGCGGTCCACCACGTAGAGGCGCTTGATGGCCCCGCGCGGAGCCGGCAGCAGCGTCATACCACACTGGAAGTAGGTCGCGCACTGCGGGAAGATGTTGGTGTTGTTGTAGGTCAGGCACTCCGACATCCGTTGCGCGTCCACCAACGCCTCCACGAACATCTTGTCGTGCGCCGGTCGCAGGTTCGCCGCCTCCCGCCCCGGAAAAATCAGCGGGCGAAGCTCTTCCTTGAGGTTGGCGAAGGTGTAGGGCACGGGTCAGGGAGCAATCCTCACCACTTCCTCCCGCACCGGGGCCATGCTGACGGGCATGGTGGGAGCCTTGATCTTCGGAGGTCGGCCCCGCCGCGGCACCAGCAACGGCGCGGGCACATCACTGGCGAGCGGTTCCATTACGAGCGGTTCAGGACTGGGCGCGACGCTTGCCACAGGGGGCGCATCCTCCACCTCCGGGGCTGCGGACGACTTGCGCGGGACGATTGGGTTGACCACTCGGATGACTGGCTGCATATCGCTGGAGCGCGGCGCGAACGTCACCGAGAGTCGCTTTTTTTTTAACTCCAAGTAGGTGCCTTCATCAATCCGCACCACGCCCTGCTTGCCCACCACCCGGTCCAGCAACGTCACCAGATTGGTGTCCTCGGGCGATTCATCGTCCAACTGGAGCAACCCCGTGTTGCCCGGCAACACCTCGAACGGCAGCGGCACGCCGCCGATGCCGATGACCTTGTTGCTGACTTGCTCCTTCTTGAAGTAGTGCTTGCTCATGTTGAGTTGCGGCAGATTACCCCAACGGATAACGATAAAGCAAGGGGTCTGTTCAACAAAAACCCGGCGAGGGATCGCCTCGCCGGGTCCGTAACGTCGCGCCCGTGGTTACGCGGCCGACGTGGTGGTGCTGCTCGAAGTCGCGGGAGGATACGCGATGTCGTCCGGGTTGGTGCTCGGCTCGGGCACCTCGCTGGAGAAGTTCTCCAAGATGAGGTTGCCGGCAGGGCACTCCACCACGGCCGTCCAGGTCACGGAGGTCAGCGTCTTCTCCTCCGTGGGCACCTTCATGGTGCAGGCGTAGGTCGAGTCAATGGACTGGAGCGTGCGCGGGTCCAGCTTGGTCACGACGCGGTTGCTGGCGATGATGCCGGGGTAGATGCCCCGGAAATCCAACACCCAGAGCAGGCGCTTGGCGTTGGCGAGGGCCGCGCTGACCGTGGCAGCGGCGGTGATCACGTCATCGAAGTAGTCGTGCGAGATGACGTTGATGGTGAGACCAGCGGGCCAGTTGAGCTTGTAGCTCCGGTAGTAGAAGCCGAACTGCGCCTGCCCGTTCTTGACCTGCACCGGGTGCGTGGGAGCCACCGAGCCGCCCATGTCCATGTTCACGCGCACCTTGTCGTCCAGCTTGCCGTTCATGTTCTGGAACATGGCGGTGTTGATCTTGTCCGCCGTCACCGAGTCGGTGAAGAGGTCAATCATGTTGGAGTTGTCGCCCTGGCCCTTGCGCACGCGCCACATCTTGTAGAGGGACGTGAGCAGCGCCGGCAGGTTGAGCTGCGCGCCTTGGAGGTCCACCACGCGGCCGCACTCGGCCATCTGCTGATACACGCCCACTGCGTTGGCGCGCTTGCCGATGCACTTCTGGCCGGTCGCCACGTCGAGCACGCTGGAAGCCGCCGTTTCGATGTCCGCGAGCGCGGTGTAGCCGCCGACCGTCTGGTTGGGCAGCGGGGGCTGGAAGAAGAAGGTGTTGACCCACTTGCGCTGGAAGTCCGCGCCGAGCTGGCGGTTCTTCTCCACCTCGTCGAGGTCCTGGTATTTCTTCCAGTAGGGGTTGTTGGCGAGGAGCAGCTTGCGATACTCGTCGTAGAGTTCCGACTTGCAGGAGGCATGGCGGCTGGTCTGCGTCCAGAAGGGCACGTCCTGCCGGGTGATGTAGGCCGTGGCCTCGTCGCAGAAGCTCTCGTAGTCCGAGACGTTGTTGACGCCGCGCCGGAGCAGGCCGGTGACGGGGTTCACGATGCGGTCGGGATCGAGGTTCGACGCCGCATCCTGCGACGTGAGAACCACGGTGCCGGAGTCGCCGGAGCCAGTGGAGGAATACACCTGCCAGTTGGTCATCGTCGCCGTGCCGCCGTCGGTCACGCCTTCAATCGTCACCGTCTCGCCGACGATGAAGCTGCGCACGTCGAACGGGACGCCAGCGGTGGAAGTCACCGTCACCTGCCATCGGCCGCCACCCGCTGACTGGCCTGCGCTGACCGCCCAGAACTCGTTGTTCACCGGGCTGGTGCGCTTGCCGAAGACGAACGGCCGGATGCGGATCAGGCCGGAGTTGAGAGCGTCGGTCTGGACCTTGTGGCTCATGTCCACGCGGTTCGCCATGAGGAAGTCGTAGAGACCGTTCACCGGGGCTTCGCAGCTCTTGATCTCGAAGTCCGAGTCGAAGAGCGCGTCCATGACGCGGTAGTTCCCGTCGCCATCCTGAAACAGCGTGGCGAGATCGTCCGCCGTGGTGGGAATCGCCTGGCAGAGGGTGATGCTGCCGCACGCCTTGATGTTGGTGGTCTTCGCGGGCGCGCACTTGGCGAAGATTTCTGGTGAGATGGCCATAGTTTGTATCGGTTGCTGCGTTGCTACAGCCGCCCGACCCAAGCACCATGCTCACGCCGTTTGGCCTATGAACTCAGCGTGCGGCCGAGATACCGTTCCTCCCATGAACCCATCGCCTGCTGCGCTTTGGAGCCGCTCTGCCCCTTCGCACCCGCCGTTTTTGGCTCCACGGTGGCCGTCGGCGACTGCGGTTTGGTAGTCGGTTTGACTACTTTTGCGGCGTCCGCTGGCGGGGTTTTTGCCGCCATGCCCTTCTTCTCGGCCCACGTCGAGAACTCCTTTTCCCGGTCGGCCAGCAATTTTTCTGCCCCCGTCTTGAGGTCTTGCACCGCCAGGTAGCGCAAATCCGGCGCGGTGAAGGTCCAGTGTTTTGCCCGCTGCGCCGCACTCATGGCGTGGTATTTGCCAGCAGGGGCGAACTGCTTGCCGTCCTGCGTCTGGTCGGTGGTGGGGCGGGCCAGCATGGCGGCTTCCGTCGCCAGCGCGAAGGCGCTGATGTCCTTGTGCATCCGGTTGGCGGAGTCGTAGGTGACGGTGCCGTTGAACAACCGCTCAATCTCGGTGCCGATGGCGACGGCCACGTTCGCGCTGCGCTGGAGCACATCGGCCTTTACCGGGTCCAGGTCGGCCAGCTTGGCGGGGTCCACGGTGCCGTCCGGGTTCAAGGCTTCCGCTGCGGCATCTCCACCCAACTCCCCCAACAGTGTGCGGGCGGATTCCGCCGCCGCCTGCCGGGCCTGCGGTTCCAAGGTGCGCTGCCGCTCCTTGCTCGCCATCTCGTCGCGCAACGCCTGGGCGCGCGCATCCGCCATCGCCTCGGCGTAATCATCGTCCTCCCAGTCCACGGCCACGGTGTCGAAGAAGGCGTCATGCTGTGGGTCGGCCTTGTCGAAGGTTTCGCCGGGATGCTCGCGCTTCCACGTCGCCTCGTAGTCGGATGACTTCTTCAGCCCCTCGGCGTAGCGCGTGGCGACATCCTTGTATTTGTCCGGGTTGGCCATCTCCATCACCCGCAGGTATTCCAGCTTGCGCTGCTCCTTGGCGGGCAGTTCCGCGTCGCTCGCGGGTGCCGGTTGGGCGCCCTTTGGCTGGGCATCCGTCGCCGCCTTCACCGCCTTGCCCACCGCCTCCCCGAGCCGGTCGTAATCCAGCGGTTCATGGGCTGGTTCCGGGGCCGGGGCAGCCTTCGCCTTGGGCTTGGCCTTGGCCTTCGATTCATCATCCGTCTTGGGCGTGGCGTCCTCCTGGGGCTTCTCCGCCGGCGTGGGCTTCGTCTTGGCCTTGGGCTTCGTTTCCCGGTTGCCGTTGAGAAACCGCTCCGTCAGCAGGCGCGCGGCCTCGTTGTCAATCAGGCCCGGCGCGGGCGGAGCCTTGTCCGCTCCGGGCGTCAGGACGGTTGTTTTCTCAGTGGCAGTTCCTTGTGGAACAACGGACGTTTCGGTAGCCGCAGAATAAGCGGACACGACGGGAGTTTCAGGGGTGGAAGGCATGGGAGAGTTACTGGCCGAGGCTGACCTGGCCGGTGTAGAGGTCGTCCCCCTTCGCCAGCTCGTCGAGCACGGCGAGGAAGTGGCGGTAGCACTGGGTTTCCGCGAGGAGTTCGTCCGCTTGGAAGGTGTGATCGCGCCCGCCCTTCAGTGCATCAACGGCGGCGGCGACCGACTCCACCTCGTGCGCGGCAATCTTCGCCTCCGCCACGGCGCGGGCCATCTGCGCCTCCGGTTTTGCCAGCCATAGGGCGAGGTCTTTCACGTCCTTCAGCCCGAGCGGGTTTTCAGTGAAGCGGATCACGGTTGAAATTGCGGCTGCACGGCGGGCACGGGTGGGGCCGACGCCGCCACTTGAAGCAACTGCTGCGTGCGTGTCGCCAACTGTTGCAGTGCCCCTTGGATTTCCTGAATGGCCTGCTGCTGCTGGCCCAGCGCGCTCGCGGCGTCCTGCGCGTTCTGCTGCACCGCCGCCTGCGTCTGGCTGATGGCGGCGGCGGACTGTTCCGCGTTCTGTTGCACAGCCTGCTGGGTCTGCGCGAGGGCTTCAGCGACCGGCTTGGCGACCTGTTCTCCCACCGCCTGCGTCGCCTGTTGCACGGCCCCCTGCTGAATCTGTTCCGCCATCTTCGCCAGTTGCTCCTGCATGGCCTTCACCTGTTCCGCCATCTGGCCTTCGCCACTGGCCCGCAACTCGAAGTCGCGCGGTGCCCCGCCCATGCGCGCGGCCTGCGTGAGCATATCCAGCAGCGCCTTCGGCCCCACGGCCTGTGCGAGCAACTGGTTGCCGGCCACGGCTTGAATCGTCTGCATGAGCACCGTGGCGCTCTGGGCGTCGTCGCCCCGGTCGGGGCCGTCCCGCGTCGAGGCGAACGCTTCCAGTTGAAGCTGCTGCTTCTTGCCTTTCACGCCCCGCTTGCGCCCGTCCACATCGTCATCCTCCAGCGTGAATCCCATGTCCTTCAGCTTGGCGTCGAGGTCGGGGATGTCCGTGCTGACCTGGCTGTCGAACTCTTCGTCGGAGTAGGCTTGGTTCGCCTCGTAAAGCTGCCGCTTCCACGCATCAATGAAGTCGTCCACGAACGTCCCAGTGTAGGCCGCGCGCGTGCTGGTGTTGGCCGAGATGGCCTTGATTTCCTGCGCGCTCTGCTGGTGGCTGGCCGCACTGCCCACCTCCTGCGCGGAGAATTGCAGCATCCGCTCCATCATGTTCAACGTCGCCCAGAGCGTCGCCGTCAGCTCTGCCGTGCTCATCTTCGCCAGCGTGACGGGGATGACGGCCGCAGCGGGGTTGGTGCCGGCGCGCTGGGCCTTGAGGCTGTCGAAGGCGGCGAAGTTCAACCCCCGGAACATCATCTCGTTCGCGTTCTGGAATTGCAGGATGTCCGTCTGGTCAATGAGGTTCTTGTCGTAGAACTGAAGGTTGGCGAGGTTCTGTTTCGCCGTGAGGATGATCTGCGAGAGGATGTTCCCGAGGTGGTCTTGGAACGGGATAATCTCCAGGGCGAGGCTGCTGTTACGGTCGCGCAGCTCGTCGGCGTCGTAGCCGCAGTAGAGCGTCGGGGAGTAGGCGCACGGGCCAGCCCAGACAATCGTGTCGTCGCTCGCCACGTCGAAGGCGAACCACACCGGGCAATCGTAGGTGCCCAACCCCCAGCGCTTCGGCACCAGCTTCATCCAGACGCGCGTGAGGAACACCGCCTCGTCATCGTTCGCCTTGGTGTAGAACGCGGCGCGCTGCTCCCGGTCGGACTCCCGCGTAGGCTCGGCACACGGCAGCTTCATCGAGCACGGGTAGATGGTCTGGAAGTAGCGACCGCTCAGGCCGCTCTCCATCCAGTTGCGCCCGTAGCTGATGGCCTCGGTGTTGTAGTAGAGCGGGTTGTCCTTGATGCTGCCATAGCGGCGCACGCTCCAGTAGCCGGCATACTCGCACCCGCTGTCCGAGTTGAACGTGGCGAGGCTGTGCGTGAGGTCGTAGAAGAACCGGCTCGGGTGCGGTTGATGGTAGCGCAGTCCTTCCTTCACCGTCTGCTTCTTGCCGTCCGGTCCCTCCTGCTCCTCGACGTGCCAGATTTCCTCGGGGAACTGGAGCATGACGCCATAGAGCAACGTCTTGAAGATGGCGTCCCGCAGCACGCTGGCGTAGCCGTAGTTCGCTGTCATGGCCGACACCAGGTCGGTGATGATCTCGCAGCGCACCCGGTTCTGCGTGGTGCTCTTCAGCGCCTCATACTTGAACAGCGGAATCTGGTTGCGGTCGGTGAACAGCTTGGCCTGCCGGATGGTGACGTAGCTCTTGACCGCCGGAATGAGAATCTTGAAGAAGCTCGGCACGAACGGAGCCTTCACCGTCTTGCCGTTGGCCCCCTTCACGTCGCAGAAGAAGTTCGCCAGGTCGAGGTTCCACTCCTTGCCCGCCTTCATGGCCTGCTCGTAGGTGGCCGTGCGGTCGAGGCTGCCCAGGACGTGCTGCACCAGCGTCGGCGTCGTCTGCGCGTAGGGTGCCTCGTAAGCCGTATCAATGGCGAACCAGATGCGATGGTCCCGCAGGTTCTTCTCGCGCCCCGATTGGATGCGGTCCCGGATCAACCCCCGCAACTCGCGCACCTTGTCGGACTGGTCCGTCTCCGGCAGCGTGAAGATGGCCTTCAGCGCGGCGTCGTCGCACTTGTGCTTCTCGAAGAGTTCCGGGGATGGCATCAGGCTTTGGCGGGTTTCTTCACCAACAGCATCACCGCCGCATGGTCGGGACCGCCCTTGGCCGGCTTCTCCGCCACCGGCGTTTCCACAGCTTCCTCCTCCGGTTCCTTCGCCTCGTAATCCACGCTGTCCACGGCCAGCGAAAGGCCACCACTGGCGTCTCGCGTCACGGTGCCTGTGACCGTCACCGTCTTGGTTTCGCCATCCGCACAGTCCGCCAGCGCGGCGAAGCGTTCGTCCTTGGTATCGAGCGTCAACGTGTTCATGGGTTGCAATCTGTCGCGATTAACGATAAAGTGCAAGCGGAATCAATGACACCTACCGCTCCGTGGCGTCCGGCCACTTCGCCCATGCAGGACCAGATTCGCTGGCGTTGCTCTCCCTCCAACCCGGACAAGAAGAAGTTCGTGTGTGTGTCCGGGCCGCGAAAGTCCTCCAAGACCATTGGCTGCCTCCACGCCATCGTGCAACACGCCTGGGAGACTGACCGGGGCCGCGTCTGCATCATTTCCCCCTCCATCACCGCCGCGTCGGACGCCGGCCCGTGGGACCAGCTCGTCAATAGTATCATCCCCGAGTGGATTGCCGCCGACTTCGGCTTGGAATGGGTGCGGGAACCCTACCAGGAAGGCGTGTCCAAGAAGCTGAAGTGCTCCATCACCAACCGGCACGGCAACACCACGACGTTCCAACTGGAGTCCATGAAGGAGGGCGAGGGGGAGATCGGAAAACGCTTCAAGGGCAAGGCGTTCTCCATGCTCTACTGGTCGGAAGTCGGCTCATGGGTGAAGCAACGCTCCAGCTTCGACATGGTGATGGAGTGTCTGCGGATGCCGCATCTCCAAGGGCGCGAGCACGTCATGCTGCTGGACACCAACCCCGCCGATGAAGGCGAGCGCAGTTGGATTTACCAGCTCTTCTACAAGTTCCGCAACCTCGACCTGCCAGAGTTGAACGCCGCCGCCAAGGAGCGTGGGCTGGAGGGCACCGACCTGCTGGCCTTGCGCGACCAACTCGACCTGCTGGAAGTCTTCGTGGGCGACAACCCCTACCTGACCGCCAGTGACCTCGCCCTGCTCAAGGCGCAATACGCCCACAGCCCCGACCTCTGGAACCGCTACTACCTGGGCAAGTGGACCACGGCGGCGGGGGACTCGATCTTCTACGACGTGTTCCGGCCGGCCATACACGTCGTCGGCGACATCGAGACGCCCACCAACCCCGAGCCGGAGATGATGCTGCCGGAGGAGGGCACGCACGAGCTATACAC